GTCTTGGGTCCATATACTGCATACCTTTAGCTAACATTTGTCTAGAATCCATAGGTCTTGCTTGTCGATTCATTCCTGCTGGAGGTCGCATTGGCATATTGTACCCTCTCAACATCGACTCAGATAACATTTGTCTAGAATCCATAGGTCTTGGTTGTCCTGAAGGTTGCATTGGCATATTGTACCCTTTTAACATTGAATCAGCTAACATTCCCCTCAAATCTTGACCTTGCATATTTTCATTTGGCATTATTCTTCTTTCCCTAAAATTCATAGACCTTTTTCTTGCTGCCTCTGCTCCTTCTTCACCTGTTTTATAAGGACCTCCTAATACTCCGAGACCTCTTTCTACACCAACATTAGGAGATTCTAATTCTGCTTCTGGAAAATAATCATATGGATTGATTCTTCTATGCCTATCATCTACTGTATCGAGATTGTAAAACATATTATCTATAGGATTTTGTACTGTTTCACTTTTTTCGTGTGCCATTATTCTTCTTCCCATTCAGGTTTATCTTGTGCATCACGCAGTATTTGGTCTGCTTCGTCTAATATCTGTTGTTTCTCGTCTTGACTTTTCCCCTCAAACATACTTTGGAAAACGTGTTCGTGTTGCTCTGGAGAGAAATCCCCTTTAATCTTTAATATTTTATTAATGGCATCTAACCTAGAAGGCCAATCTTCAACGTGTTCAACAGTCATTCCTGCACCAGAACCAAATTTCATAGGCCTAGTTGCATCTAATGCTTGGTCTAAACGCATATATGCCCTGTGCATACGTTCCGATATACCTTGTTTGGAAAAGAATTTCTCTAGGTAAGTTTTAATGCGAGGTTTTCCAAGTATATTCTTGGAAGCATTTCTGGAATAAGAATCAGAATATCCAGCTTTCTTAGCAGCGTCTGTGGCATTTCCACCATTTTCGAGATAATTCTCGACAAATCGTTGTTCTCTTGGCTCTAATCCAGTCTTTTTATTTAATTTTGCCACATTTTACCCCAATTTTTGTTAAACTTTCGGCATCGAACTCCTATTATACCACAAAAATGAAAATAATGCAAGAAATATAAATAATGAAATGCGACTATTTTGGTCGTTCTTTACTTTCTTGGTACAGAATAAGGGTAATTAAGGCATAATTAGCTAAGTCAAGGAGGGTATCTTCTATCTTTTCATCTTTCACTTTCAGTTTCTCTGCTTTCATAAATTGCATTATGCGACTAAATTTGTCGGATAAGCGTACTAAACAGCCTTTCCAAGCTGGAATACCTCCCAACTCACATATTCTGAAGTTAGCGAAGACATCTTTCTTGTTAGCGTAGTCGTGTCTTTTCTCTCTGTTGATCCTTTTCATCTCGTCAAGAAGTGTATCGAACCTATCTTCCATAGTATTCCCATACTCTTTTCAATCCAGCATCAATAGATATCTTCGGTTCCCACTCTAAAATACGTTTCGCCTTTGATATATCGGCATTGGTACAGTCTATATCGGAAGAATGTCTAGGTTCGGAACGTATAATTGCTTTCTTTCCTATAATTTCTTCCAGCTTTGTAATAATTTCCTTGACACTGACAGGTTCATCTCTACCTAAATTAAATATTTCGCAGCCAACAGGGATTAATGCTTTCTGTATTCCTTCACATATGTCCTGTACATGGGTATAATCTCTGGATTGCGATCCATCTCCGTACATTATAAGCTCTTTGTTGTTACTGATACACTCAATAAACTTGCTTACACTCATATCAGGTCTTCCTTTTTCACCATAGACAGTGAAAAACCGCAGTATAGAGATATCAATTTTATGAAATCGATGGTAGGTAGAACAAACATCTTCTGCCATCTTCTTTGATTCGGCATATACTGACAACATATTGCCTATCTGGTCGTGTTCCATGAAAGGAATCATCTTTGCACCGCTATATATACTCGAAGTGGAGGCTAATACCAATTTAGGGATCGAAAATTTTCGGCAAAATTCTAAACAATTCACCGTAGACATCACATTATTCTGTATATACCTTGCTGGTTCCTCGTTGGAACGCCTCACTCCTGCACTTCCTGCCAAATGAATGACTGCATCTATCTTCAATTTCTCGTTCAACTCACCAAGTTTGTCTATGGAACTGGTTTCCGACAAATCCAACCCCATAAACATAAAATCTCTGGGATTTTTATTACTGTTATCTATGTATTTGACAGCGTTGTTCAGAAAGTGAAGACGTTCCTGTTTGAGAGAGAAATCAGAATCCGTGGACATGGAGTCAATTCCAATAATTCTATGGTTTTCCTTCAACATCTTATTTACAAAGTGTGATCCGATGAAACCAAATGCCCCTGTAACTAGATAATTACTCATTTTGCGTCTATCTCCGAATTAGTAAACCCTGTAGGAAAGCGGAATCCTTCTATCGTAGGTCTCATTATTGCCAATATATTGCAAGAGGGAGCATTACTTGGAGTTTTGCCATCTAGTTCAAACTGTATTCTTCCCACTACCCTCACCATTTCTGCGTGTCTGACTATCAATTCGTGCCACTTGGCCCATCTACCCCAAGGTAATAACATCACTACAGTGCAACCTCTCTTTGATTCCTCTATGGATTTCAATACCCAAGAAATTAATTTATGGTAGGGAGGGTTACACCAGATAAGTTTAGTATTGATAAGCGATGATTCCCATATGTACTTAGACCAGT